CTGGAAGTACCACACAAACCGGGCAGGACGGCCGATCGTTGGCCGGATGTATGCACGGCTCAAGCTGGCCGGGATCGAGGCGTCAGCGCTCACGCCGCAAGCCTGGGCGCCAGATTTCTCGCAGATCGGGTAGGCAATCCTTACCAACAACGAAGGGAAGACGATGAATCAGTACATGGAAGAAGCTCTGCAAGAAGCCGCGCAGTGCTGGTGTGATGACGAAACCAGCAGCAAGCAGATGGACCCAGTGCTCGCCGAGGCTTTCGCGAAGCGCCTTGCCGTCTGGATGGAGTCAACCATGCAAATGGCACGCAATACCGCGTTCTATTGCAGCCTGCTGGACCAGTGCGCGGCGCACCTTGGCCGCGAAGCCTACACCGCAGACGACGGGACTGTGATGGGTGAGCCGGTACGGTTGAAGATACCGGAACTTGTAGCAGAACGCTGCGCACCGGGATTCTCGCAGATCGGGTAGGAAACCATGACCAACAACGAAAGGACTAACAAATGAGCATGTGCATCTACCACAGCAATTGTGCAGATGGGTTCGGGGCTGCCTGGGTTGTTCGCAAGGCGCTCGGCGAGATTGAATTCCACCCCGGCAAATACCAGGAGCCGCCGCCTGACGTGGTAGGTAAGGACGTGGTGATGGTGGATTTCAGCTACAAGCGACCGGCTTTGTTGGATATGGCCGCGAAGGCGAATAGCATCCTGATCCTTGACCACCACCAGACCGCGGCGGAAGACCTGGTCGACCTGCCGGGAAACGTGACGGCGAAGTTCGACATGAGCCGTAGCGGCGCGATGCTGACGTGGGACCACTTCTTCCCCGGAGAGGTTCCGCCGCCTCTCTTGCTGCACATTGAGGACCGCGACCTGTGGCGCTTCGCGCTCCAGAACACGCGCCAGATTCAGGCGAACGTCTTTTCCTTCCCGTATGACTTCCAGGTGTGGGACACACTCATGGCGGCGGCGCCGGCAGCACTGGCGGCCGATGGCGAAGCCATCGAGCGCAAACACTTCAAGGACATTCGGGAACTCCTCGGCGTCACGACTCGGGAAATGCTGATCGGCGGGCATCGCGTCCCGATTGCCAACCTGCCGTACACGTTGGTCAGCGATGCCGCGCATGAACTGGCCAAAGGGCGACCGTTCGCTGGTTGCTATTGGGACACGCCTGACGGTCGGGTTTTCGGACTGCGCTCGACCGACGAAGGTGTCGACGTGTCTGCAGTAGCAAAGCAGTATGGTGGAGGCGGGCACCGCAACGCCTCCGGGTTTCGCGTGAGTTTCGCAGAAGCGCAGGCGTTCGAGATCCTGCCCGAAAGCGGAACGATAGGCTAAAATCGTCCCGCAAGTTGCCGAATCTTTCATCCGTGTCTACCTTGAGAGCGGCGGCGCGGAAAACCGGCTAAAGTGTACGGCAGACAGCGGGCCTTTGATGGAAGATTTGAAGAGGAGAAAGAGATGGGCGAAGAAAGGGTTGTAAAGACGTTGCGGGCTATGGCGTGGCAGCGCGCAAAAGGGGAATTGAACGCCTACCTTGACACGTTTTGGCCGTCGTATGGCAGAAACGGGCAGGAAATCGACAATGGGTTCGAGGACGCGAAGGCGCGCATAGACGCATTTATCAAGGATTTTGAAGACAACTCGTGAGCACATTAGGCGCGTCAGCGATCAACCTTGTTTTGGCCTGAGCGGCATGAACCACCAGAAGACTACCGCCAGCGACCTGCCGCCCAGGATGCTGCGCCGCGTGCGCACACTGGCAGAGCGCATCAGGCGGTTTCAGTTCCGGGACATCCGGCCCAAGGCCGCGTCGGAGCTTCCGGTCGAGCACGCCAGCCGGCTGCTATGGCACTCGGAAAAGGAAATCACAGAGCGCGTCTACCGGCGACTCGGTGAAGTGGTGAAGCCGACGAAATGAAAGAACAGCAGACAACTGTGGCCGCCCTGTACGTTGAGACTAACGGGGCCTACTTCGGCATGCTGGATGTAGACCCATGGGACGAAGCCAGGGACGCAAGGAACTACGCCGGCCCGCTGCCTGTGGTTGCACACCCGCCGTGCCAGAGGTGGGGTAGGTTCTGGCACGGGAGCACAAGGAAGCCATACCAATTTCAACTCGGGGACGATGGAGGGTGCTTCGCCGCAGCCATTGGCGCCGTCAAGCGCTTTGGCGGGATCTTGGAGCACCCTGCTCACAGCCGCGCTTTCGAGGCATTCGGGTTGCTTCGGCCAAAAATGGGGGCAGGATGGCAGCGCGACATTTTCAACGGTGTGTGGGTCTGCTACGTTGAGCAAGGCCACTACGGGCACGAAAGCCGGAAACCTACATGGCTCGTGGCTTCAAACTGCGACCTCCCGGAACTCAACTGGACCAAAGGGGAACAACGCTTGCCGGATTGGATGGTGGAACGCTACGGGTACGAGAAAGCGCGGCGGATAGGAGTCGTCGCAATGGTCGGCGGAAAAGATAAGACGCGCATCAGGAACGCCACGCCACCAGCGTTCCGCGACCTGCTTCTGTCGATTGCAAGGACTGCGGCGAAGTGACCGAACGGCGGAAGGTGCGGGGGTCGAACCCGCAAGGGCTTATCCAGCCTCGGCGCTTTTCAAGAGCGGTGCAGTCGCCAATCTGCTTGACCTTCCGTGCTGCGAGTTGCGGAAAAGATTCCCGCAGGTTGCGGAAACCACCGGAAATTTCCTTTGTGAAACAATGCTGTAAAGCAACGTGCGCCGGTCTTCAAGTCCTCGGAGAAAGTCAAGAGAATCAAGGCGAAGCGTGGTTTTCGTTTCCGCAATCTGGCCGTTTTTGCGCCCCTACAAGCCTGCAACCACGGTGCGCGGTGGTTGGGTTGCGGAAACGATTTTATGCCGACTGGCTAGGCAAACACCAGCACCGCTACGGCCAACACAACCGCCAGTAGCGCAGCCACAGCAACCCACCGACGCACCGCCCGTGCCAAGGCGACCTCCCGCCGCAGCCTGTCGAGACAAGCGGCGCAGCGAGCGTCCCGGGCTTGCTGCTTGGCCTCAACGGCGCCTATGCGCCGGTCTGTGTCGGCGTCCACGCTGGATCAGCCTGATAGCGCGAGCGCGATGTCCCTGCGCAGCCCCTCGGCGTAGGCGTCTGGCTGGCCGTCGATCAGCGCCTCCTGCACGACTGCGGCCATGTAGATGTCGCAGCGAAACAGGAGCTTGCGCAGCAGAGCGATTTCCGCCTGCGCCGCCAAGGCTGCAGCTTCGGCGTTTATCCGGGAGGCTGGCGACTCCGCCGGCCGCGAACGTGGGCGCGTCATCGTGATCATGCAGGCGCTTTCGTTCCGGCGTTGCTGACATCGGATCGTTCCTGCCAGTTGACGACCCTCTGCGCCGCTCCCCTACGGTCCGGCATTTCCCCGTGTTCGATCGCACAGCGTGTTTCGACAGCCGTCAGTCTGGCTTCCTGCGACAGCACGAAGCGATCAAACCGTCTGGCGTGCGTGTCGACCTTGTCCTCGAGCTTCTGCTCCAGCCTGGCTATGGTGCTGCCGAGCCCCTGCACCGCATCAACAAGGGCCTGGTGCTGCCGGGCGTTGTCGCGCAGATACCAGCCCACCAGACCAAACAGGCCAGCTAGGATGTAGGGGGCCAACTCGGCCATCAGTGCGTTCACGAGCACCTTTCTCCCGCGAGCGCGGGGTCAGTTCCGGGGGTCGAAGTTCAAGTCGTCGAAATCGGCAGGCCACATGTTTGTGCCCTCAGAGCAGGTAGGAAACGGAACCCGCACCGATAGACTTTGTGCCCGATGCGGTAAAGGTGCCCCCGGAGAGGTTGGCGTATATCGTGACTACGCCGTTGGTCCCGACCTGCGCAACCGCCGGGACGTAGGCGCCGCCGTTGTCCTGCGCCCGGACGATAACGAAGCGGTTGGCCAAAGGCTTGATCGCATTCGGCCCGCCAGTAAGCGAAAACGTCGTCGCGTCCGACGTGCCACTGATGGTGGGGAAGTCGAGCGTAACGCGGTTCCCGTCCTTCGCGTACCCGACCGTCCCGTTTACGGTCCCCGACACGCCAAGGGCCGTCGCCGTGTAGGTGCCTGCGGCGTAGGTGCTCTTGTCGACGTTGCCGGTGCCGGAGTTCGTAATCGGGACGGTCGCCGTGCACCCCGCGAAGTTGCAGTCGGCGATGATGGAATTGCTGCAGCTTGCCCCGAACAGAACGCCCGACGATCCGCTGCCGCCGTTGAACGCTGAGTCGCTGATGATGTGGTTCGAACCGTTGAGTTGAACCATCGCGGTAGGGGAACTATTCTCGCCGAACTGGCACCCGGTGATGACCGCACCCACAGGGTCGCTCGTTGTGAGCTGAATTGCACTGTGGGCGTGGGTGTAGAAAGCGCAGGCCGAGACAAGTAGCCGCTCCAGAGTCGTCGTGCTGTCTTGGTAGATTCCGCGGTTGGCGTCGCGGAAGGTGCAGTTCACAAACCGGATATTCCGGTAAGCGTTGCTCGCAGCGCCCGTGAGGTAGACGTGGTGCTGTGGACTGCGGTCGAAGTAGACGTTGTCGAAAAAGACCGATGCGCAGGTCACTTCGACGCCGCTGTTGCTTGGCGTGAAGGACACGCCGCCGTGCATGTGCCCGGATGTCAGGTAAATCCCGTCAGCCCCGTCTATGTTCATGGCATAGTTGGGGGTGCTCCCTGTCTGAAAATAGAACTGAAAGTTGGTGAAGTGGACGTCGCTGTTGCGCGCCAGCGTCGAGGCCAGGTTGACCGCATGCGACGGTGTGCCCGTGCTGCGCGATGTCTGATGAGTGTCGAGGTTGTTGACAATCAGTTTCCCGCACCCGTCGCACGTCAGGCCGATGTATCCGCCGTCGAGCGAGATGTTATCCACCGTCGAGTGATACACGGTGTCGAGCTTGAGTAAACTCCCGGCGGATGCGTTGCCGGTTGCCAGGAGCCTTAGGTCACGCACGGCAGCGCGGTAGATTGCCGTGCCCCCGCCTTTGCTGAAGGTGATCAGGTCGAAGGTCGGGCTTACCGCCGTGATAACCGAAGCCGCTACACTGTCGCCCGCCAACCCCACGTTGTCTTTTGCTACGGTCAAGCCAGAGGTGATCTTGTAGGTTCCCGCGGGGAAGAAGACCGTGGCCCCCGACTGAAACTGCTGGAGCACTAGCGTCTCGGCGTAGTCGATCGCCGCTTGAATCGCCGCCGTATCATCCGCCGCGTTGTCTCCGACCGCCCCGAAGTCCTTGACGCTGATGCGCTCCGCCAGCTTGCTCTGGATCGTTGTTTCGACCGCCCCCACCCCACCCGGCGTGTAGGGGCCGGCCTGCGCCCCCGACTGCGGCAAGCCCTGCAGGTAGCGAACGAGCACGTTGTCCGTTCCTGCGGCCGGCGCGGCCGTAAAGGTGATGCTCGCGCCGCCGGCCCAGGTATAGTCAAGGCCGGGGATCTGCGTCAAGCCATCCACCGACACGTCAAGGTTGTTGAGCGCGCCGGGGCTGTTGGTGAGGGGGAACTCCGTCGTTACCCCGTCGCCGTCGTAGACGTCGGCCTTGGCGGTGCCAAAGGCGACGATCGTTGCGAGTCCCTGCGGGTCGAGGCTTTGCAATCCGTCCGCCGTTTCGTTCCACGCAATGAGGTTGCTTGCCACAGGCACGGGCAGTTCCGTGTCGATATTCGTGTTGCTCGACAGGGGCAGCGAAAGCCCCCGCCCGAGCCGTTCGAGCGCCTGCTGCACGAGGATGGTGAGCTTGTCCAGCGCGTTGTTGATGACACTCGGGTAGAACCCGCCCTGATTCGTCAGGTCGGTCTGCTGCAAAGCCGCGATGTTCGACGTAACCGTGAGCTTGTACCCCGCCGCGAGCGCACCGGCGGAAAGAGCCACGGTCCCGCCCGGGTTCGTGTGTTGGTCCGCGTTCAAGGACACCGTGTAGTCGGTGTTCAACACCAGCACGCTTTCAGTTTCCGTGTTGGTGTTGAGCTTGACCACATAGACATCCGCCGCGGTGAAGACCTTGAACGCGAACGGAAAAACCGACACGGTGTTGCTGCCTACGAACGGCCCCGCTTTGCGGGTGGCGCTGGAAACGGTCATGACGAAAACCCCCGGAAGATTGCCGCGAGGCTATCCGCCGGGTGCGCTGATACGTGCACCGCCCCGGGTTAGCGGTGCTTCCTGAAAGCCGAAGGCGATCGCCGCCGGGTTGTCTGTCTTGCCCTCGGCAAGCGCCTGCGCGCCAGTGATGGTGCGGTTCGCCTGCGCCGCCGGCAAGCCGAACAGACTCCCGGCGACGTTGATAAACGCCTTCCGAAATGCGTCGTCGAATTCACCCTGCCGGGTCTGCTGCGCGAGCTTGAGCGCGTCCGACACCACGCGAACCCCGGCGGGGCCTTGATACCCGAACGACGGCACGCCGGCGACGATTTTTCCCACTTCTGCGAACTCGCGCACAACGACCATGAGGCCGAAAAGGAAGCTCAACTGCTCTGCTAGCATCTTCTTCGCGACATCGCCCCATTCGTCGTCGCCCGAGTCGCCGGGCGTCAGCGCGTTTTTCAGCGCGTACCCGAGCACCACGGGGACCACGAACAGCAGCAGATAGTCGACCGCCAGCTTGGCGCGCTTCTTCGGCGTGTCCGCGGTCATGGTCTGCGCCACGCCCAGGTTGAGGACCGCGTTCATGAACGAGTAGAAAACGGTAAACAGGCGCAGCGGTTGGTTGCCGCGCTCGATTGCCGACAAGTCCTTGGTCTGCCCGCCGCTCTGCGCGTCGAGCACTGCCTGATCGGCGAGAGCAACGGCTTTGCTTTCGTCCGCCCCGCCGGCGAGTGCCTTCTCGTACGCGCCCCACCACGTTGGGACGTCGACCGCCTGCTGTACCCGCATCATCATGAAATAGGCGTAGCGCCCGATGAACTCCTGAAACGCGCTCTGGCCCTGCACTCGGTTGCGTAGCTCGTTCAACTCGCGAAACCGGGTCCGCGCGCGGTTTTCCATAAAGCTGGACATCTGGTTGACCTTGCGTGTCAGTTCGACAGGCCCGCCCAGATACTTCGCGACACCGCGCCCGACCCACCGCGCCCCGACGCGGACGACGGACTGGTTGAAGCCGGTTATCTGAATCGCGGCGCTCATCACGTTGAACCCCAGCCCGGCGGCACTGACGCCTTGGCGCAGCCACCCGAGGGCGACCTCGCCCGCGTTGGCCGCCGGCTGGTCGCCCTCGGCGATGTCCTCCACCCAGGTCTTGATCTGCCGGTATGCGTCAGGGCCATAGTGCTCCCGGATGGCCGACCCAACGGTGTGCGAGCGCAGCAGCCGGTTCGTGTCGATCAGCCACTCGTGCCAGGACAGGTCGTGGATGACATCGTTGACGCCGGAGTAGAGCCCCGCCAGGGTGTAGAGCAACGGCCGACCTTCGACCTTCTCCACCCGGGTCTTGGTGAAACTGTGCCGCGTCGTGGCGGACGTGTACGCGCCCTGTATCTGGCGCTTCGCCTTTTCCGCGTCCGCGTGTTCCTCGGCGCGCTGGCTTGCTCGAGGGTCAAACTTGACCGGGTAGTAGCCGCCGCGCATCGCAACCGTCGTGCCGTCCGATGCAGTAACGGTGAAGGCGCGCGGTTCTACCCACTCGGGTTCTTTGCCGTAGACCCGTCGCTCCTTGTCGGCGATCTGCGGCCGGTAGCTCTCGAAGTGGTCCCATATCGCTTGAACCGCCTGCCACTCCGCGGGGGACAGCGACTCCAGGACCGGCTGCAGCTGCGCCGGGGTCCAGTTTTCCCCGCCCAGCAGGCGCTGCAGGTTGCTCGCGTTTCCGGCGTTGAGCGCAATGGCCAGCCGGGCCATGCGGTTGAGACTACGCCCGATGGTCGGAAAGTGAATTCCGTTGCCGCCCATCGGCCCAAGCGCGAAGACCGGGGCGAGGATTTCCGACAGCTTGGTCGTGGCCTCGGCGCGCATCGTGGCCTCCCGGTCGGCGCGCTCGTTCGCCCCTCGCACGAAGTGCTCCCATACCGGGCCGCCATCCACGCCGCCATCCATCACGCGCGCCCACGTGGCAGCCTTGATATGTGATGCCCAGAACAGCGATACTTGCTCCAGCGCCCGGCCCGTCAACGTAGTGGCCGTGCGCGTGTCCGTGCGCGTGTCCGCATGCCGGCCCTGCGCGTTCGCGTTTGCCCTGATGCTGGCGGCGAGTTCGTCGCGGATGGCCTCGTACGTGCGTTTGTCGCGCGCCGTCAGCAGCCGGTGCTTCAGCCTGCCAAGGTGCTCGATCTGGCGCACCGCATCGACAAGCCCGCGGAATTCCTCGACGGTCAGGTTCTTGTACGAGGTGCGAAACGCCTCATTCGCCAGATCCGGCGAGATGTCCGGCTCGAGGCCCATGTCGTTCTGCGCCTCGATCCACTCCGCGAGTGCCGCGCGCTTGTCGACGGCCTTGTTGCTCTGCGACTTGCGCAGGTCGAACCGCTCGAGAAGGCGCTCGATCTGGTCGGCGTAGTCCGCGTCGAGGCTGCCGGTGCGGGTGTCGAACCTGCGCAAGTAGCGCAACCCGCGGTCGATTTCCGCGAGGGCGTTGAGCGCGGCCCGTGCTGCCGCGTTGTGGATAACTTGGTTCCGCTTCTCGACTGCGGCCGTAGCAGTGTCGCCGCGGGCAAATGCCTTCGCCGCAGCGCGCGCCGCCCGGGCTTCCGCGTTGGTGTACTGCCCGGCGTGAACGTTGCGCACCTTCAGCCTGGCGATGACCGCGCGGGCATACTCCCTGGCCGCACTGGCGAGCACACGTGGCCTTCCCGTGGCCTTCGCCAAGGCGTTGGCTTCCGTCGCGATGAAACGCGCTCTTACGTCGTTGTGGATGGCTTCGTCGGCGGCCCGCTCGATCGCCTCGGGGCTTGATAGGTCGCCGAAGCGCTCGAGCATCAGGGCGTCCGTGCGCGCGTCGATTTCCTGCCGCGGCGGGGTCGCCTCGGCCAGCGCGCGCACCAGTTCATCGCCCGACGTGAAGTCGCCGATGATGTCGGCGGCAACGTCCGGGTGCAGCCCGTTGGTGGCCGTCATCCGGCGCGCCTTGACCGCCGCAACGACTTCCGGTGGCAGCCCCATTGCTTCGACTTCGGCGATAGCGAGGCGGGCCGCGCCGAGCGCTTGCGGATTGGCGAGTTGATCGCCCGGGCGCACGGCCTGTTGGCTGCCGTAGTCGTAAGCGTTCGAGTAGGCCGGGCTGCCGGCCAGTTCCGACTTGAAGCGCTCCTCGAAGTCGCGCGGGTCAACCTTGCCGTTGGGGTCCAGGTCGAGATACCCGTACTGTGCCAGCGCCTCGGCCATGCCGTCGAGCGACAACCCGCCGTCCTGACGCCACACGGGCTTCCCGAACACACCCGACTGCGGCTTGTCGGCGGGGTCTATGCCCCACGTACCGAGCGCTTCCGCCTTGTCGATGCCGCCCAGCTTGGCGACAGCGACGAACAACGAGTCGATGGTTTCGTCGAGCACATCCGGCGAGGACTTCGGCGGCTCCGGGTTCTTGATCCGATCGTCCGCCGTGAGCTTGCCAGTCAGGAACTGCCAGGCGCGGTAGACCGGCTGGCTCATGACATCGCGGCGGACTTCCATTTCCACCTCGGCGCGCTTCTCCCGCGCCTCTTTCTGCAGGCGCTTGACGGCGCGCCCGCGGGCGTTGCGTGACCACGCCATGTCCCGCATGCCGCGCGCCTGCAGGTCGTCGATAGCCTGCGCCGTCGCCTTGGTGCCGAGCGCTTGGTACTCGGCGAATTCCTCGGGCGTCATCCCGGCCTGCTGCGCAGACGCGAACAAGGACATCATGTTCCGGCCTTGCTCCGCGAGGGCGATTTGCTCGCTGGTGGCAAGCATCCGGTCGAACGTGCCGCGCACTTCATCCGTCAGCTTGACGTTGAGGTTCTTCAATTCGCGATACACGCGCAACAGCCACGCGCGAAACCGCTGGAACAGCCCGTGGAGTTCGATACTCGGCGCCTTGCCCTCGAACAGATACGCCTCGAAGCCGCGCGCGAACTTCTCGTGGTGTCCGCGCTTCGCTTCAAAGTCCAGGCTGTACCACGTGGCGAGGTCCGGCACGCCGAACCACTGCAGCAGCGCGTCGGTATCGGCGAGAAGCTGCCGCTCGCCGGGTTTCAGCGTGTCCGCCCCGAGCGCTTCCGCGTCCTGGCGCAGCTTCTCGGCAAGGTCGAATTGCACTTCCAGGAAGAAATGCCCCGATTCGTGCAGGAACGTGCTGAGGTCCGCGCCTTTGAGCAGCGTTACCGTCAACGTGTCCGGGTTGAACCGCCCGCGGGGGGCGTCGCCGGATTGGTTCAGTTCGCGCGCCGCCGTGTCGGCCTCGCGCAGCGCGTCCAACTTCTCGCCGTTGCGCTCCAGCAGCGCGATGCGATCGAGGACGTTTTGGTCCCAAATGACGTAGTTGTAGGTGCCTTCGCCCTTGTTGCGGCTGCTACCGTCTAGGTAACGCAGACCGGGGATGCCGAGAGCTTTTAGTGCTTCGCTGGCGGATTTTTGATCGCCAACCATTCCGTAAAATGCTTCGCCAGTCATTGCGGTAGCGCCACGTAACGCAAGGTTTACTTTGCGCCCGGGCTCAACAAATCGCCGCTCCCCCATCCGCCCGGTTTCCCACCTGCCGGCAGCACTTTCAGCCCATCGTTTCAGCGCATCGCGCACAAGGCTAGACTGCTCACTCAGCGGCTTGTCCCAATCCAGCAGCTTCGGCATCACGTCGTCGGGGATGTCGAGCTGGTAGAGTGACCCATCATCAGTGTGCCGAATTTCATTGACCAACTTTTGATACAACGCGGCGCGCTCTGAACCCGGCTTGTATTGTCTCGGCAATGGACGGCCTTTGCTTCCGTACACAATGTCATCTATTACGCGGTCTGCTACTCCAGAAGGGAGCGAAACACCATCAAGGTATTTTTTGCCCTCCCGTGCGTTTACTAGGTCTTGGACTTGCTCTCTTGTAAGACCGCTTTTGCCGCCAAAATCAAAACCTCGGTCAGCGGTAAGAGTGGTCTGATACCCTTTCGCCACGTCCTGCGCTTGCGCGCTGTACCACCCCCACCCATACGCCTGCGCGCCCTCGCCGGAGCCCATCTTGTCGAGCCTCGGCCGGCCGTGTGGGAACCCAGGCTCAGGCGGCCAGACGTGCGGCGTCCCGTGCCAGGCGATCTGATCAAACCCCGTCCCGGCGACACGTTCCGCGCTGACGGCCAGCGGGTAGCGTTGGAACAGCTCCTCGGGCGTCCCGCCGACCTTCGCCGCCGTCACCGCGTAGAAGCTGCCGACCATCGTTGCGTAGGCGTCATTGACATCCGGGCGGAAGCGCTTCACCGCGTCGAGCCGCCCTTTGACTTCGGCCTTCACCGCGTCCGCCGACGCCTTGAACGTGGCGTTGCCTTCCTTCTCCGCCAGCGTGCGGTCGACCTCGGCCTCGAACTCCGCCGCCATGCCGCTTTGCATGTACTCCTGCGCTTCGGCGCGGCTGAAGCCCTCGGGGTCAACCTTGAGGTGATCCAGCAACCCGGCCGAGAACTCGGTGGGGGCAATCCGCGCGGTGTATTCCTCGATCGGAATGGCGATTGCGCCGCCCGTCTCGAGCGCCGTCTGCAACTGCTCCGCAACGGCCGGCGACAGTTCCGCGATTTGCTCCGCGACGCCGGACTGCATCAGCGCGCGGGCGTCGACGAATACCTGCCCGACCGGGCCGTCCTCGGTCGCCTCTGCAACCCATTGCTCGAACGTTTCCGGGTCGCGCGCCAGCACCTTGTCCGCCGCCGCGAGCCGGTTCAAGTTGCCGATCAGTTCCGCCGCCTGCTGCTGGCCCACTTCCGCGCGTGCGCCGCGCGTACGAATGTGCAGCCCCGCCTCGACGATCGACCGAACAATGCCGCCCACCGTCGCGCCGACCCCGCCTTCCTCGACAGACTGGCCGATGTCGATCGGCGCGTCGGGGTTGGTCAGGACAACGCGCAGCGTGTCCTGCAGAACATTCTCCGTGAATTCCTGCCCGCCCTCGGCGGCAGCCGCAACGCCGATCCGTGCGAGGCTCGACCCGATCCGGTTCTTGATCGGCACGGCCAGCGGCCCCAGCAGGCGGTCGAGCGCCCACTTCTCGGTTATCCCGGTGATCGCTGCGCCGCCTAGCACCGCCAAGTCCTGCCGGCCCTGCGAGGCGTCGATGTCCGGGGCGATTTTCTCCGCCATCGCGTCGGCGCCCTGCGCGTAGAGCCCGGCGCCGCGCGTGAACGGCAACATGAGGATCTGCCCGAATACCTGACCGAGCCCTGCGGCCACCTTGTCCCCGAACGTCTGGCTTGCCGCCGGAACCATCACGTCGTCCCTCGCGGTGCGCTTGATCGCCCCGCCTACGGTGCGCCAGTCCTCGCCGATCAGCGGGCCGACTACCGACTCGTTCGTCGCTTGGCCGCGCGCCATCGGCCGGGGGAGGATGAGATTCGCTAGGCCGCCCAGGGTGTTGCGCTGCGCGATGTCGAGAAGCTGGCCCGTGCCGCCGACCTCCATACCCGCACCCTCGAGCGCGCCGCCGCCGAACTGCCGCAGCTTGCGCTCGAGTTCGCCCATGTTGTCGACGTTGTCGTGCGCCAGGCGCGCGCGGTCGTGATCGGCGATCAGCCTTGCGGTAGCCGGCGCGGTCTTCGCCAGGGCGTCGAAGTCGATGGTGCCGAGCGCGGCCTGGCGCGCTACGTCCTTCGGCAAGGCGAGCGCGGTGTCGACGGGTACGCCGGTGCGCCGGGCAACACGCCGGGCTTCGGCGTAGGCGTCCGGGTTGGTATCGACCGCGGCATCAAAACCGACGCGCGCCGCTTGCGCGGGCTCCGGGGTGAGGGCAGCCGCGACGGCGGCGTCGTATTCGGTGTCGCTCATCGGCGGGCTTTCAGGTTCCAGTAGGCAAGCAGGATCTGCGCATCGGTCGGGTCGTCGATGCCTTGCCGCTTGTAGGTTGCGGCGATTTTCTCCCGGGTTGCGCTGTCGATGTCGCTGGCCTTCGCCGTCAGCATCGGCCTCGAGTTCGAGGACAGCAGGCCGCGGAACTTCACGTTCTTTGCGAGCAGCGCGTCAAGGTGCGCCGACACTTCCGCGTCGCTGAATTTCTTGCCCGCTTCAGCCTGCGCCGCGGCGAAGTACTGGTCAACGAACTGCCGGATGGCCCCGACTCGCGCGGCATCGCTGCCCCCGTCGTCCTTCGGCGAAGGGTCAATCTCGAGCATCCGCAGCCGGCTGTCGAGCGTTTGCTTGATCGCGTGCGAGTTCAAGTCGCCCGGCCCGCTGCCGCCCTGCGCCCGGCCGGTGAGCTTTGCGCGCTCATTGGCGAAGTGTTTGAAGTCAGCCTCGGACAACTCCCGGCGAAGCGCATAGAACTGATCGTCTGTCAGCTTCGCGAGGCCTTGCGGGTTGCCGGCGAGCTTGGCGTACAGCCACGGGCTCGTTGTATCGTCCCCCTTGGCGATCTTCTGCGCGAAGCCGATCAGGTTGTCGATTTCCTTGACCGGGACCGCGCCGCGCACGGACGGCGGCAGATCAGACCACCGCCCGCCATTCTCGACAATGCCGCGCATGGCGGCGGCGGTCGCCTCGTCTTCACGTTGTTTGATGGCCTTGGTTTGCTCCTCGAAGCGCCGCTCGACTTCAACCCGGGCCAGCTTGAGTCGCGCCGGGTTGGCCGCGAGCGCCGGGTCTGCGCGCAGCGCGTCGTCGAACTCCGCGAGAGTCGGCCGCGGCGGCTGGCCCTGGCCCGCGCCGAACTCGCGCATGTTCTTTGCGACGTAGGCGCGCGTCTCCGCCGGCATGAAGTCCAGCCACGTGCGGGGCAGCACGCCGGGGTCGGTCTTCGCCAGCATGGCGTTTTTCTCCGCGCGCTTCTCCGCCTCGGCGAGCCGGCCGGGGCCGCCGTTGTAGGCGGCATACGCTTTGGCCAGATCGCCACCGTTGGCCTGAAGCTGTTTCTGGAAGTAGGCCAGCCCGAGCGCCCGGTTGTAGTTCGCGTCGTTGCGATAGCGGCCCTCATCCCACGGCAGCCCGGCGAGCTTGGCCGCCTCCGGGCCGGTGCCGGGCATTACTTGCGCGATGCCCACAGCGCCCTTCGGTGATGTCAGCGGCTTGCCGTCCGCGCCGAACTGCCGATTCCCGGACTCGGTGCCAAGCGCGATGTTGAACGCGCGTTCAGCCTCGCCCACTTGAATGCGCGGTTGCATGCGGTCGTTTCTTGACCGCGACGAACTGGTCGACTTCCTTGGTGATGTGCCCACGTACCGACAGGATGTCGTCCGCGTCCATCTGGTCCGTGTATTTGCGCAGGTAGGAGTCCGCGTAGTCCGGGGCGCCCGCTTCCAGGGCCGCCAGCAGGGCGACCTTGTGTGCGTTGCTTGTGATCTTGCGCGCGTGCGCGTCCTGCCACTCCGCGGACTTGCCGAGAATCTGCGCCTGCCGGTATGTCTCCGCGCGGATGCGCTCGACGGCCGCGTTCACCGCGTCGGGGTTGCGCCAGTTCAACCCGATTTCGCGAAGCGCCGTGCTCTGCACGCCCTCGGATACGGACAAGCCGTAGGTCTTGAACTCCTGCGCCTCGTGCTGCAAGACACTGCCGCGAAACGCTGTGCGGATGTCGTTGGCCCGCAGCGAAAAGGCTTGTCGCTGTGCGTCGTTGCCCATCCCGGCAGCGAGCGCAGACAGCTTGCTCTGCAGGACTTCGTCGTACTCATCCGCCAGGCGCTTCCCGTCCGGGCGTTCAAGCGCAGTCAGCCCCTTCTGGTGCTGAAAACCGGCGTCCTTGTCGTACGTCAGCCGGAGCGCTTCTTCGCGCGCCCGGTTGAGCGCATCGTCGACGCGTAGCTGGTTCGCCTGCTGCTGAATGTCGAGGGCGATCTGGCCGACCGCCTGGCCGGTGGAGGCCATCGCGCGCCCGGTCTGCTGCGCCTGCAAGCCCGCCGTATCGGGAGCGTTTGGCGCGACGACGCGAACCTGCGGCATCGCCGCCGGCGATGCTTGAAAGCTATCGTAAGTGGGGACGCGGGCCATGTGGTTATCCGTAGTCTGCCGGGTTGTCGAAGCTCGAGTCCCAGCCAGCCGGCTTGTCGCCGCCGGTGGCGCCGGACTTGCTGAGGGCGTACCAGGAACTCGCCACGCTGCCGGCGCTACCCAGCAATGACGTGAAGGCCGCCTGCCCCGGGTTGATGCCCTTGGCCGCGCTGCGCTTCATCGCTGCCTCGCTCTGGTAATTCACAGCCTGCGTGCGGTAGCCCCACGCCGACTGAATGGCGTTGAGCGTCAGCGTGTTCACGTCGATGTCCTTCATGATGTCCGTCGACGTTTGAATCTCCGCCGCGGTGCCGGTGCTGAGGTCGATACCGTTGGCCGCCATCGCCGCCCGTTGGCTGCTTTTGAGCTGCCCCGCCCGGTGCGTGAGGGCGCCGACTTGCCGCTGGCCTTGCCGCAGTTCCGCCTGCGCGCCAAGCTCCGCGATGCGAGCGTTGATGTCGGCGACCGCCGCCTGGCTTTTCAACGCCGTGCGCTGCGCCGACGCGCTGCTGCGGGCGCCAATGGCAGATGTCGCCGCCCCGCCGATTTGCGTAATCAGACTGGTGGTGGCGAGTTGCATCGAGCTGAAACCCATCGCTGCGGCTCCGTGTGAGGATGGCGAACCCTACCCCCGGGGGCGTGCCCTACGTGCACCGCGCTGGTGTCAGCCGAGCGCGACTTCAGCGGACATCGCGACGATGGTCAGAGGCAGCGGGTCCGCCTGGCGCACGAATACTTGACCGCTGGCCCCCCACGTCGGCGTCAGCGTGATTTCGATTTCGTCGCTCTTGAGTGCGGGCGGCGATCCGTAGGGTTCTGTGGTGCGCTGCTTCGCTTCCACCAGGGTGTTTTCGTCCGGGCCAACGAAGATGCCCGATGACCGATGCACGCGTAGCCAGACCTTGTTGACGTTCTTGACGCGCCCTTGCCCCAGGCTGCCGTCGCGGAGCGCCACCACCGCCGGCAGCGTCTCGAGGTCCGCGACAATTGGCAGCCCGATTTGCACGGTACTTGCCTCAGCGTCGAGTGTGATGGCCCCGCCCGTCACCGTCCGCTGCGGATGCACCGCCCCGTCCGCGAGGATGTTGACGACCTTCCCTTCCAGATGATCAAGCCCGCTGATTTCGTCCGCCGGTGCGCCCGAGTATGTCGCCCCGCAGTCGACGAAGAAGGCGTCTGCCTGCGCGTCGAAGTGCCGCGAGGCCAGGCGCTCGACGTAGCGCACGGTGTTTCCGTCAATCGTGCGCCTGACAACGCAGTACAGCCGGTCCTCGTTGCCCTCGGCGACGACCGCGCACGACTCGAACGCGCCGTCCGTGTCGTGCCAGTGCCACGCGCCGATCTGCTGTTCCGGGACGTAGGTCAACCCCAGCAGGTTGCCCGAAGACGAGACAAACCAGACGATCGGCTGCGGCGCCTTGCCGTAGGCCATGTCCACAATGTCGTATGTGTCGAACAGATGCGGCGCCCGCAGGGACAGGTCGCCGGTGATGAAGCCGCTTGCCTGCCAGTTGTAGGCCAGTTCGCGCACGTGACCCCCGCGGGCAGCGCCGTACAGGAGCGTGTTGTTGATGATGGTCGGCTGCACGTTGGATGCGCCGACGTAGGATTGCGGCCGGACACTGATCGTACTGGGGGTGATGGCGTCCGAATTGACCGACGTGACGCGCCACTCCGCCGACGACGTGAGTAGCAGGAGCTGCGTCAGCGGCACGATATGGCGAATGGTGTTCGCCTCGCGCGCGGCCACCCGGAACGCGATCCGGTCGTCGTCGCGCACGGGCAACGAGTAGCTCATGTTCGACTCGGTACCCGACTTCGTCATCCAAATGTTCTGTGGTTTGTTCGTCGTGCCGGCGAAGCACCGCCGCTGTTCGTAATATGAGACGGCGCCCGGGTAGTCCCCGCTACCGCTGAACATGGCGTCGTAGATCGGTGGCACCTGCGACAGGTCCGGGGTGATGTTGTCGTCGACGATCGATAGCCCCGCCGTCTGGCCGATGTACCCGTACAGGCCGCCCTGCAGCTTGTAGACGTTGTATCGGGATGCGCCCGTCACCGCCGACCATGAAATCGTGACGGTGGCACCCGTCTCGTACAGGTTGCCTCCCGCGCTCGAGGCGGTCGAAGCTGCCGATTCGCCGATGCCGTCGGCGTCGATCGCCGTGACGACGTAGTAGTAGGTGTACTTGACGGCAGTGTGGCCGGCGGCAACAAGCGTCGGCGCGCCCGGCGCAGAAATCGGCGCAGCGAACGAGAGCGTCGTCAGTTGCCAGTTCGTCGCGCCCAGCCGGCGCAGTTCGCGCGGCGCGTAGTTGGGGTGCACGAGCGTCATCACGTCCGCGGACTGCACGTAGTGAACGTCGAACAGGTCAGCCTCGGCATACGGATTGGCGACCTCATACGGGGTGCCTGCACTCAACAGCGTGCCGCCTTGGGTGTGAAACCGGAACGTACCCGCGCCCAGTTCGATAACCATCGTCTGCGTCGTCGAGTAGGTGAAGGGAATTAGACGGGTGCGCTTCGTCGAGTCCTTGACCTCGCGCACGAAGGCGAACCCCGGGCGGTTCTCCGCCGGACCTTGCGGCTTCGTGATGAAATTGCGGCACTTCGCGAGGCCCGACAAGTACTTCGCGTCGTCGCTGCGGCCGAACATTTCCGGCGAGACTTCGCCGCCGGCAAAGGAGCGCTGGAGGGTGCGGACGTTCGCCACGTCAGCGGCCAGCGATCCAGGACGGGGTTTTCTCCGGCCGGACCTTGCGTTGGTTGGCGTCCGACACCTGCGCCTGGCGCAGCGCGACAAACGCATTCTGCAGGCAGGATTTGCCCGCTGCCGCTCCGGTGTCGCCCTTGATCAGCGGCCCCGCCAGGTACGAGGCCAGCATCCACCCCAGCGTGTCAATGAACATCGGCGAGAAGACCGTCGTGTCTGTCACCCGGGCGACGTAGCGCAGACTGGCATCCTCGAGGTTGGTGAGAATGATCGGCGTGCCGTCGGCCGTTGTCTCGGACTCGAACTCCTCGGTGTCGGTGTCGTTTGCCGCAGAGGCCGGCAGCACGGACAGCAGCTTGAGCGCGTCAGCCGGCTCTGCGTAGGCGTAATCCCAGGTCCAAGTAGGCACGTCAAGCTGCGCGAGTTGCGCCCGGCGGGTTGCGAACCTCCACGGATGCGCCTCCAGCAGCGTGTCGCGCGCGATCGGGTAGAAGCGGGCGCAGTGCTCCGCCTGCGCGGACCCTTCGGGTGGGTCGATGCTGGCTACCGTGGCGCTATCGCCCAGGCGGGCGAGCGCAAGATTGCAGATGTCGACGTCAGAGGCCATTTTCAAGGCTCCAGAAAAACGGGGGCGCATGGCCCCCGCGTGCTACGCACAGCCCGCGGCGACGGTCAGACGAGGTCTTCGACAGCCCGACGCCCGCGCGCCGCGCCCTTCGGTGCACGGGCTTGCGGTTCGACTTCCGGCGGTTCGACTTCCGGCCCGCCGTCCACCACGGGAACGAACCACGAAGCCTTGCTGCCTTCCGGGACGTCGAATTCGTCGCCCGGTTGGCGCAGCTTGCCGAGATAGCCCGGTTTGAGGGCGACGACTTTCATCTATCGTCCCCCTCGTCAGGCAATCTTCGAGCTGTCCGGCTTCGGCACGTTCTGCTGGTAGCCTGCAACGATCTGCGCCGAGAACTTGCCGGCCGTCAGCGGGCCTGTTGCGACCGTGTAGTAGGCCCGCAGGTACCGGCGGAGCTTGGTCGGAAGCGGAATGACGTGCTGGTAGCCCGCGACCAGCGTCGCCTTGCCGATAGCCGCGGTAACGGCGACATCCGCGAAGCTCGAGTTGTCCGCAGAATCCTGCAGCGAGAAGGTGACGGTTGCCGAACCCGAAGCCGTCGCGGCCTCGTCCGTGGTGATGACCAGGTAGAGGTCAGCGACGCCAAGGTCGGGCGTCGTCTGGCCTGTGTCGATGACATCCGTTGAAGCGGCCGACGACGTGACGGCTTGTTCGTTGGAAACCTGCAGGGCTTTGTCGATGAGCATTGTGCTTCCTTTCCTGAAAATCGTTGTCAGGGGGCGGTTCTCCCCACCCCCGTCGGTGCTGCCGCTGCGGTTTAGGTGACGCGCGCCTCGGTGAGCAGGAGGGCATCCGTGCGCCGGCAGGGGATGCCGTCGAACGTGACCACATGCTTGCCGGCGACCGACTCCAGCGTCAACGTGGCCGACGCGACCTTGTTCGCGATCTGCCGACGCAGGAAGCTGCGAATCTTCCGCGGAGCGTAGAAGACCGCGCGGCCCATGCCGATGTTGGGGATCAGTTCGATGGCCTGCGTCATCAGGTCGATCAGGTCGGCACCCGAACCGGCGTTCTTCGTGAGGTCCGACACGTCGATGTTGCAGACCCGCACGACGTACCGCCAGTCGCGCAGCGTGAGGCCGACGTCCCACTTGTAGTGCGTGCGGTAGCCTTGATACCGGCCGCCTGCCGCATCGGTCAGCGTGTCTTCGCCCAGGTCGCGCGACTGCAAGCCCGCGGGCGAGCCCTTGGGATAGATGGCGTGACAGGTATTCGGTCCCCAAACCACGAGCCAGACCGAAGCGTTGTCGCTGCCCGTGCCGCCGGCGTCGATGATGTTGATGGCGTTTTCGGCGGACAGGCTGCTGTACCTCGGCGCAAGCCCGGTGAATTTCTCCGGGTCGAGGCTGCTGTCACCATAGAACAGCGTGGTGGCGAGCGTCTGGTTCAGCCCTTCGATGAAGGCGCGGTCTTCCGACAGCCGCCACGATGCCGAGTTGCCGTTCAGGTCGGCCAGGGCCTTGTCCACCTCGGCGTACGTCTCGAGCATGCCCATGCTGTCCTTCACCTGCACGGTGCGGGACTTCTCGGGCTGCACGCCGTAATTGAGCTTGCGCCACGTGCCGATCGGCAGGCCGGAGCGCACGGTGGTCTTGTGCTCCGTGAAACCGTTCGCTTCGATGACGGTCATGTCGTCGAGGACTTCGTTCGTCTCACTGAGCATTTCGACGATGTTGGGGTCGATCCTGCCGTCCGGCCCCAGGCGGGCGGCGATGTTGGCAAGGGTCGGGTTGGTGCTGGTCAGGGTTGCCATAGGTGCTACTCCTTACGGGTTCATGTTGGATGCCGCGTACAGCCGGCGTGCGTCGTTGCGGTTGTCCTGTCCGCCCTGGCCGGTGACGACCTTGCTGTCCTCGCTGGTGGCCTTGCCCACCCGGTAAAACAGCCGGATGACTTCCGGGTGGTTGCCCAGGCCGGACTCGTTCAGCAAGCCGCGCAGTTCCGGCGTGGCGAAGGCGTCGAGCGCTTTCTTCGCTGTGCCCAGGTTTTCGGCCAGTTGCTCGCCGCCGAATTCCTTGTCGGCCTCTGACGAGGCTTTCCACTCAGCGCGGGCCGCTTCGATCCGCTCAACTTGCCGGGACTGCAGCAGCGGCGCCATGCGGTCGAGCACGATCTGTGCCCGATCCTGCGGCAAGTCCAGTTCCTTCGCGACTTCGGCGAATGCGCCGATGACCGCGTCGTCGAACTGCACGCCCTCAGGGGCTTGGAACTCGTAGCTTTCCGGCGCGCCGGCCGGCTTGGTCTGCGCAGTGTCCGCGGGCGGCGGGTTGCCGGCATCCCCCGCAGCAGTAGCGGGCAGCTCAGCGTCTGTTGCGGATGCGAGCGCGTCGTTGGTGTTGTCAGCCGCAAGCATCGTTTCGTTGCTCATCGTTTCGTTCCTTCAGCATCAGCAAATAGCTATCGGGGCACAGCCGTTTGGCCATGCGCTCGAGGTATTCCCCTTCAACCTGCATCCCGCTCGAGAAGGCCATCGTCAGCGCGTTCGTGCTGAAGCAGCAGTCCCCGGCCCTCGAGCGCCGGATGATCCCGTCGACAATCCGCCGGCCGCGGCGGGTGTGCATCAGCCACGTGAAGTCGGCTTCTTCCGTCTCGCGCTGCAGCTTGTCGCGCAGGTCGATGTCGGCCTTCGCGCGGGCCAAGCTGTGGACGTCGGTCGGGTCGTATCGGCGCATGCGCGCAGGCTATGCGAGGCGGCTGGCGGTACGTGCACCGCTCAGGGGTCCATGCCGCTGCCTGCGATGAAGATTTGATCCATTACCGCCGGGGTGATTCCCATCGCAACGCGCAAAGCATTGACTTGCGCATCGCCCCGGCGAATCGTCGCGTTGTGCCACTTCCAGTATTTGATCTGCGAGTAATTGCCGGTCGCAGGGATCTGGTCTGCCGGGTCTTTTGCGTCGACTCCGACGATTCCGCGAATGTACCCCTCGATGGCCAGCGCGTGCGCTCGCGCAATCGCATCAGCACCTTGGATCAGTTGCCGAGTCGTCAGGACGATTGACGCCGGGTCGGCTACCGCTTCTGCTGGAGGAATATCTGCTCCGGTAAATACCGTGATGCGCGCCCCCTCCATGATGTGCCTCGGTTGAGGGACTGCTTCTGCTTGTGCTTTGCCAGCAGCCGTATTCGGGAATTTGATAATCGGCATGGTTAGCCTCCGTACTGTACGATGAATTGCAACGGGATAATGATGATTGAATCAGTGTTTGCGGGGATTTGCGCTGAAACCGTCATCGTCACGTCAATGGAAGTGTCAACCGTAGTCACGTCGGCCGAGTAGGTCGTAGCAGTCGGGCCACAGTCCCATCCATGCGCCGTAGCAACACGGTTGCCAATTTGCCGGCCAGGAGTCCCCAAGTTGCCGCGAGTCGCTCGTATCAACTGAGCATTGAAGGTGTTTGTCATCGCAGCGGCCCACCAGTTTACAGAGCCTCCGGCACGCAATCGAACCGCTTTGCTACCGGCCGTGCTGGACGTAAACCATTTCACCGTATACGTTGAAACCCCGTTCGGCCCCATGCTGCCGCCTGGCATCGTGAATGAAGGCCCGAAGATTTCGGACGTTACCTGTGTGATCCGACCAGCAGATAGGTTTGGAAGCGCAGTCGGAGATGCGACGAAAGCCGGTTCCCCTGTGCCAGAGTAGACATCGGCAAACACCTCCCCGTTTGTTCCATCGGTCATCACGCACCAATACCAACCGCCCGTAGCCAACCCACCGGCACCAGCCGGCAGATAGACATAGCATCCAGAAGCCAGAACATTGAATGCGGAGGCCATCGGCGCTTCGGCGCTCAGCGTGAAAACCCCACGAGTACCGGTAAAGCTCAGGCCGTTGGAACCGCCGTCGCCACCGGGAATCCACCAAGGGCCGCCGGATTGGTACAACGTTTGCACGAACGGGAACCGCTCTGCCCCGCGCGCGTCTTTGTACCCGACAACTTCGCCCGTGTCCCTGTCCTTCAGCCATTCGATACTGCCGTCAACGATTATGTCGCCCATGTTTGTTAGCCCCGTCAGGTATAGCCGCTGAATGCGCGCGTAATGTCCGTCAGCGCATTCGGTTTGGTCGTATCCACGCTTCCCAGCTTCTGCGCCGCGTCGGCGCCTTGCTGGAGCATTGCCGCCTGCTGTTGCGCCTGTTGCGCCTCTGCCCGCTGCTGCCGAATGAGCGCCACCTTGTCGCCCGGCACGACCATTTCCGGGTCGATGCCCAACATGTCCGCGTAGGCGTCCGCCCAGCGGTCGGCGTCGAGCTTGTCGAGCACTTCCGGCTTCATGGCCGCGACGGCGCCGACGTTGCCGACGAAGCGATCGACGGAGTTCGTTGCAATCGCCCTTTGCGCCTGGGCCAGCATCCCGAAGAATTCGACGTTCATTTCCATGCCCTGCAATTCTTCCGGCGGCGGCGGCACGAGGTTTGCGGCGACCATGTGGGAAAACGCGAGTTCGATCAGCGGGTCGAGGATTTCGTTGTGCATGCGCTCGAGCACCGGCCCGAGCATCAGCAGCTTTTCCTCGTGCCGCTCTGCGACTTCCGTCGCAGTCATCTGCGTATTCGCGCCGTTGGCCAGCATCAGGAACAGGTCGGCGTAGAAGCCGGCCTTGATGCGCTCGCGCACGTCCTGAATATCGACCAGCAGGTGCGAGAGGTCGAGCGTGCTCTGGAACGCGGGTTTGATGCCGCCGGACGCGCCGGCGAGGTCCACAAACGAAATCCCGCCGGGCAGCACGTCGATGTCGCGCGCCTTCATTGTCGCAGGCACCTGCAGCGCGGGCTTCGTCTGCGAGTCGATGCACTCCGCCTTGCGAAGCTGCTGGTGCTGGAGCTGCTTCAGGTCACCGAGCACTTCCATTCCCGGCGAGTTGCCGTAGATGTCGCCGCCGGCCACGGCCCAGCGCGGACAGAGCGCCGGCATGTCCCGGAAGCCCGAGTCGCGCAGCAAGGCGCCGTCGTTGCCGGCGGCCTCGAAGTAGGTCGATCGCCAGACCATGTTCTGCCGGTCGCGTT